TCAGTTCGGCTCGGTCGGCAACGATCGCGTCTTTGAAGCGACCTTCAAGATGCTGATCGACGAGAGCAAGAGCGACGGCCAGTTGATCGGCAAGATCGGCGTGGCGACGAGCTAACGATGTCAGCCTGTTAGATCGGGGCAACCGCGCGGGTGGCTTGCGAACGTCACCCGCGCGGCTCTTAAAGTTCGCGGGAGTTTTTTATGACAACGGCAGTCGATCCACGGCAAGTGCCGGTGGATGCCCCTATCAAGCGGGTTTCGGAAATCGTGACCAAGGACGGCGCGAGCGTGTCGGTTCGCGGCCTATCGCTTGGCACCACGTTCAGAGTGGTGGGTGCGATCACCAAGGCTGGGATCAAGAGCATCCCGGCTGGACTGGTGCTTGGCGATTTTGTTACCCCGGAACAGCGGGCGGCGATCAATGCCGCACCGAGCGAAGAGGTCAAAGCGGCTCTGATTCAAGAGGCTTACGCCAACTTGAGCGTCGAGCAGAAGCGGATGATCTCCGAGTCGAACTCGGCTCGCACCGAGGCGATCGTCGACTTGGTGGTCAGTTCGGACGGCGCGATCGAAGCTCTGATCGGCGGCTGCACGAATCTCAAGCCTGCCGAAATCTCGGCCTTGAGCATCACCGATGCGCTGGCGATTATCGCCGAGGTTCTTGAACTCACGGGGGTCCATGAAACCGTGGAGGCCGTCGTGGGTTTTATTGGTCGGATTGGGGGCCTTATGGACGCCGCAGGCCGTCGATCCGAAACGACCAAGCAAGCGAGCGGCGAAGCCGAGTAAATGTCGGCAGCCGAACGCTGCCGTACAACACTTGGAGCCTTGATGTCGTCGAGCCAATCGCAGGCGAGTATCACTGGTCGCACAGTGACATTCTCGACCTGCCTTTGGTGGCGGCTCTACACTACGCGATGATGGCTTGCCGTCGTCGCTGGGAGCGGATTGAGGACATGCGGATTGCGACATGCTTTCCGCACTATGACGACAAGACTCGCGACGCGATCTTAGCCAGAATCAACCTGATGACCAGCGGGCCGGGGACAGTGATCGAGTGGGAGCAGACCCTCGATCCGCAGACTCAGCGAGCGATCGCCGACTGCGACAAGGAGCGTGACGAGGTTTACGAATCGCTCAAGGCGGCTGGGATGCTGTGCCAAGCAGATGGCACCAAGCCGATCAGCAAAGTCCTTGGGCGCTAGCTTGGGGGCGGGCTGATGGGCGTGCAATTCAAGAAAGCGGGCGTGACGACTCTCAATATGCCGTGGCCTGCGGGCGGCGCGGCGGTCAAGCCGCTACTCGCCCAGAGCGTGCATCGCACTTCGGCGAACTCTCTCTACGCCGTCAAGCACGCGCCGACTCGCTATCAGGTGACTCGTAAATTCGAGTCGCTGAGCGATTCGGAAATGAACGCCTTTGTGACCTTCTTCGAGGCGATTGGCGGGTTGGCGAACGACTTTATCTATCGCTACCAGCCCAAGGGCGACTCGAACTATCGCGAGGTCATATGCTCGTTTGTGGAGCCGCCCGAGGCGACGCGAATCAGCCGCGATATTTGGGACGTGACGGTGGTCGTCGAGCAGAGCGATCATCCGAACCGATACGACGAAACGACAGTCTAGTCCGCAACTTGTTGCGTGACACGGAGGGGCAGCGATGAGCATTGACTTTGATGTCCTCAAAGGCATTTTGTCGATCGACGCGAAGAAATGGGACAAGGGGCTGGCTGACGCTCAGCGGTCGCTTGGAAACTTTCGCAAGTCGGTCGATGGCGTCTTTTCGTCGATTGATACCGCTGCCGGTCGGCTAAGCTCTGCCACCAACAGGATCACGCAATCGGCGGCTGGCATCGACCGCATGGTTCAGGTCATGGATCGGAGCCGTGGCTCGATTCGCGCGGTGGGCTCGGATATCGGCGGGCTCGGCGGGCCGCTCGCACAGGCGGCGAACTACACCCGCGCGATGACCACGCAGTCGCAAGGGCTAAATCGTGAGCTTGCGCAAATGCGGGCGAATACTCAATTCGCTCAGCCGATGGTGCAACAAACGCGACTTGTCGTTCAATCTTCGCAGCAAGCCGAAGCCGCGATCACGAGGCTGTCTAATGCCGCACGCGGACTTGGTGCAAGTCTGCAAGCCGGGATGCAGCGAGCCACGGAGACGATTCGCGGGGTGAGCACGGTCGCTTCGACGGCGGCGGCTGTCGGCGCTGCTGACTCAACCCGATTGGCGGCGACGTTCGAGCAAGGCATGTCGCGAGTCAAAGCTCTCGTCTCTGGTCGCGTGACGGACACGCAAGAGCTTGAGCGGGTCATGAAGGACATGGAGGCCCTGGCTCAAAAGCTCGGTGCGGAGACGGTCTACACCGCCAGGGATGCGGCTGGAGGCATGGAGGAGCTTGCCCGTGCTGGCGTCAAGGCGTCGGACATCATGAAGGCAATGCCAGCCGTGCTTGACCTTGCCGCCGCTGGCAATGTGAGTGTGAGCGATTCAGCCAAGATTACCGCCCAGGCTTTGTACGGACTGGAAGTTCCAGCCGACAAAATGGGTCACTTGATGGACGTTTTGGCAAAGGCCGCGACGACCGCCAAAACCGACATTCTTGGCATCGGCGAGGGCCTGAAATACGTCGGGCCGATTGCGACGATGAGCGGCATGTCGATGGAGCGGCTGATCGCTCTGATGCAGGCCATGCAGAACAAGGGGCTCGACGGCAGTACGGCTGGCACTGGACTGCGGTCGCTGATGACCGACGTGGCGAGGCTCGACAAGACCACGAAGAAATTCTTCGACGATATGGGGGTCGAGACGCGCAAGCCGAGTGGCGCGATGCGCGACCTGTTGGATATCATCAAAGACATTGACGCCTCAATGAAGCGTCAGGGCATGAGCAGCGAGCAGATGATTACCAAGGCTTCGGCGGCGATGGACGTTCGCTCGGCGACCGCCCTGGCTGCGCTGTCTTCGACCGGAGGCGAGGCCATCGGCAAGATGGAGGAAGCTCTCAAAGCTGCCGATGGAACGGCGAGTCGAATCGCCAAGACAATGCTCGACAATCTGATCGGCAGCTTCACGAAGCTGGATAATGCCACAGAAGGACTGCGGCTGCGATTCGGCCAAGGGCTCACTCCTGCCCTGCGATCCGGCGTCGATGCCATGACGGCTTGGATTGATAAAAACCAGCAATGGCTTGGTCAGGGGATTGACTCTGCGGTTGACCGTCTCGTTCGTGGTGGCACCGAAGCCGTTCGCGTTATCGGGATGCTGGTCGACAAATTTTCTGGGCCATTAGTGAGCGGCGTCAGCGGGCTCTTTGCGCTATTTGACAAGCTGCCGCCGAGCGTGCAGGGCTTACTGTCGCTAGGTGCCGCGATGAGTGCTGTGAGCCTGGCTCTGCGGGCAATCGGGCCGATGACGCCGATTATAGGCGGGCTGCTTACGATCATCGGCAATCTGGTCAATCCGTTCTCGATGCTGTCGACCGCAGCCAGTATGTTTGCGACCGCGACGACCGCCGTTGGTGGGTCGATCGGCACGGTGTTGACGATCGTCAATCCTTACACGGTTGCAATCGGTGCGATTGCCTTGGCGATTCGTCAGGCCATGCAGTCGTCGGACGAGTATGCCGCTCGCGGCAAGTTCGTCTGGGACAACGTGGTTCAGTGGGCCACGAAAGCCAAGAGCGCCTTCATGGACCTGTTTGGAAATGTCGGCGCTGGCCTGAGCAAGTGGGCTTCTGAGAACGCCGACAGCTTGCAGAGGATCGTCGAGAAGCTCGGCGAGTTGGCGATCAATATCGGTGTCGTGATTACGAACATCGTCAATCTGGTTTCGCAGTCGGATGCCTGGGGTAAGTTTGGCAGCGCGGGCGAGTGGGCAATCGGCGTTATCAAGAGTGCTTTCGAGAGCCTGATGTTCGTGATTGAGACTGGGCTCGATGCGCTCAACGGCGACTTTCGCAGGCTCGAAACGATCGGGCTTGGGCTCAAGAAAATCTATCACGACGCACTGGCGACGTTCCACGACGCAATGGCCGAGGCCAAGCGAGCGATCGGCGACGAAGCTGGCGCGAATCTCAGCAACAAGCGAGCGACTCAGGAGCGAGCCAAAGGTCAGGCTGCTCTGCGAGAGCAGGACAAGATGGCCGAGAGTATTGTCGCCGACAACGAAAAGCGAAAGGCCGACCGGGAAGGCGCTGCCGAAATGCGACGCTCGCGCGAACGGTTTGAGCGGGAGGAGCGAGAAGATAAAGCCAAAGAAGCGAAGGCTGCCGCCAAAAACAAGGCTGCACCAGAAGCTCAAGCTGGCGGCGCTGCGTCAATCCCTGCCGAGCGAGTCAATGAGCCGATTGCCGAGGCGAAGCGCGGGCTGCCTGGGCTGCCGGGGGATCACGGCAAGTACCTGGACGGCGACTGGTCTTCGATGAGCCGAAACCAAATCCAAGAGAACGTCGGCAACTTTAATCGCATGAGCATGGGCACGATCGACGCCCTGCGCCGACGCAAGGGTCGTGAGGAAGCTGGCGGCGGCACGAGCAGCGTCGAAGGCAAAGACCTTGCCGAAATGGATCGCTTGCGGCAGCAGATTATTCAAACCATGCAGGCTGCCAAGCAGGCCAGCGGCGAGGCTCGCGGCGAAATGGTCGCCTCGCTCGGAGAGCTTGAAAGCAAGTATGCGGCAACGTACCAGAAGATCAGCGACAAGATTGCAGGCACCTACAAGGCCGAAACCGAGCAAGCCAAAACGGCTGGCGATGCCAAGGTGAATACCGCAAAGGCGACGGCAGACAAGGAAATCGCCGAAAGCGATCGCCGAGTTCAGGCCGACAAGAAGGGCCGTGAGCAGGAAGTCTCCAATGCAAAATCGGCGGCGATCGAAAAGCAGGCAGCCAGTCAATCGGTAGGGGCGGGAGGCTCTGGCGCTTCGATGGTCAACGGCAGCGTCACTTATGCTGGTGGTCGCAAGTTGACCAATCAAGGCAACGGCATCAGTCTGTCGGCTGGCGGCACCGGCAATGGGGCACCGATCTACACCGATCAGGTCGGCAGCGCCATGACGCAGATCATGCAGATGAGCTTTGGTCTAACGAACCTCTTCAACGGGGCGGTGCAGGGCATTGGGGCTGGAATGGCGAGCTTTAATCAAGCCCTCGAAGAGGCGAGCCCGATGCAGCGGCTCGACATGATGATCGGCAATCTGCAAGCCAAGGCTGGCATGATGATGCACAACACAGCCGTCACGGGCAGCATGGAAAGCCGTCGCGCCGAGGTCAATGTCCAAGAGGAACTCGACTTACTCCAGCGACAAAAGAACAAGCTCTGGTGGGAGGAAGCCGACGCTCGCAGCAAGGCCGAGGATCGCGCGCGGGCTGCCAAGAACAAGCCAGCGGCGGCTCCGATCGGCGGCAATCGCGGGTCGCAGGCCGGTCAGTACGGGGCGATGTCGGTTCACGATTCCGGTTCGACCACTGTGGTACAAAACTTCAACGGCGTCACGGATCATGCCGAGTTCGCCAAGCAACTCGAAGGCGCTCTGGATCGTCGCGGCACCGCGCGAAGCAATACCCGCAATCGGTTCTTTAGCCGCAGCGATTCGACGTTCGCCAAACAGGGAGGCTAGCACGCAACTTGTTGCGGAGTAACCATGCGCACATTCACCACGCCGTTCTTGAGCCAACTCAACAAGCGATCAAGCAGGCCCTACCTCGTTTTGCAGATCGACTGGTACGTCAACAGCGAAGCGTACAAGCAGACGAACTACGTCAAGACGCGATATTACATCGACCGTCCGCTGTCGCAGTTCGACGCCCTGGCGGCGGATCGCTGCCCTGGCTACGACGCTGGCTTGAGCAAGTGCCGAGTCGTCGACTGGGGAAGCGTGAAGCTGTCGCTACGCGAGGGGCAGGTCGGCGCGGTGGATGATCTGACGATCAAGCTCGAAGACACGCTGGGCGAGATTCGCGGCTTTCTCGACGACGCGGTGCAGCAGCGCGAGGTCGTCAAAATCTATCGCATGTGGGACGAAGACGATGTGGTCTGGGATGACGACAAAGCCTTGATTTTCGCCGGTGCGATCAAGCCCTATTCGTGGTCGGAGGCCGACA